CAAGAAATCCGCCATTCATTTCCATGCAAAATCCCCTATATAGTAGTTTGTCTTATATTATACCATATAGGAGCTTTTTTGTCAAGAGTTTGTATGTCTGAATAAAGGTAAATACCGATTTATCGGGCAGATCAACCGCCCTCACAGACTCATTATACCACGCATTACCACTTTTTTCAACCACTTTTCCACTCAAATTCCCACAGGCACAACCTCGTCAATATCTGCCTCCCGCTTAGGTTTAGCAATCCCCATAAACTGCTTATGGCACTCCCACAAATCCAGCAGAAACCCAAACGGCATAAGCCACACCTCTTCCGAACCGAGGTGTAGCTGCGCCGTTCCGTAATAGAACAGCCGTGTGAACAGTTCTGCGTCATTCACTCGGCTGATACTGCGTTTTTTGATGTATCCTCACTTTCCACATTGCGCTTTGTGCCTTTCAGCATAGCTTCGGTGATTGCGTCCTTGTATTCGGCAAGTTCGCCGGGAGAGGTCAGGAGTTCCACGGTTTCCTCGGTGAGCAGCGGCTTTTTCTCGCTGTTTCTGAGATTATGTATCTCAATGCTCTGATTGCAAAGCAGGGTAATCAGCCAGATTATCTCATCAAGCGCCATCTCCATATTCTCGGACTTCATCAGCTTGTCACCGAGGTTATCCAGTCCGCCGTAGCGGTTAGAAATTGCTTTTGTCGCTCTGGTAGTGAGAATCATTTCGTACTGTTCTCCGCCGATTGTTATTAAAGAACTGCGTTCATTCGTCATTGCTCATACCTCCGTTACTTGCCTGTTTCAGCAGGCTTTGCCGTGAATGTTGGTTCATACACAGACTTGTACCAACCCGTAATTACGCTGTCCGGAACGTTCTTCTCGCCCTCGGTGGCTTCCGCTTTCCACGGGTGCTTTCCGTTCCCGTACGGCTTATTTCTGCGTAAGACCGTACCCTCAATTGTAGGCGTGGAAAACGTTATACTGTCGCCCTTTGTTGCAAGCGAGGTTGACGGAATACCGAACTTGACCCTATAAAGCCAGAAATAGCGATACTTTCCGTTGGACTTCTTCGCCCTGAACCCGATAGCCACGGGCTTACCGCCGTCCTCGCTGGTTGAAATGACCACGTTGTTGCTGTCAATGGTCGCTCCCGTCAGAATTGACGCGGCTTCGTTGCCTATATCGTCAATGCCAAGGGAAAGCGTACCGCTTTTGAACTCCTTGACGATTTCGGATGCGCCGTCATCAGCGTAGAGAGTCGCTTCCGCAAGCTCCACGGAAAGGTCAGCCGAAATCGCCTTTGCAAGCGAAGCGGGTACTCCGTAGGTTTCGTTTCCGTCGCTGTCCTCGTTTATTTCTGCGTAAAACAGCTTGTCAAGACCTATTGTTGCCATTTATATCTCCTCCATTTCATAATTTTTCGCCGTATCAACGGCATAGTGATGATAGCCCGTATCGTCCTCGTGACCGACATATTTTCGAGCGGTTATAGTAATATCCGCACTGATAAGGGCGCGTATAATTTTGCTTTTGGTCTGATTGTAGTTACCCTTGCTGAACAGCGAAATCCGCACTTCCTGCACATCAATTTCGGGCTTGTTGTCCGAATGAAGTTCAAAGCTGTCGTACAGCGGAGTGAACACTAAATATTCACCGGGCGGTTTTCCCGAGTAAACCGCAGTCCGTGCGGGGATTTTCAGCCGTTTCGCAATTTCGGTAAGTTCGGAAAGCAGACTCACAGCCCCTCGACCTCCTTTTCAAAAGCGGATTTCATCGTGTCCACGCACTGTTTTTTCACAGCAGATTTTGCGGGTTTCAGAAACGGTTTCGCTTGTTGCGTACTTGTGCCGTATTCGAGGATATTTGCGATTTTAGCGTTGCTTGAACCGTCCGTTCTCGGCTCGGAAAAGCCGACTTTGCTGTCATGGTTTCCGTTCTTGTCTACCATAACAGGCGAAAGACCGAGAGAATGTTCAAGTTCTCCTGTGGAGCGGGATTCGCTTTTCGTACCAGTACCAACAACAGCGGAGAGATTGCTCCGAACCTTGTCGAGAGCCACCTCCCCGCCCGCTTGCAGTACCTTTTCGGCAATTCTGTCGGTCTGCGAACCGAGCTTTGACATCTTCGCAAGAAACTCATCGGGCATTTTTACATCAGCCTTAGCCACTCGGCTGCACCTCCTTTGCAAGCACTTCAATATACATTCCTCTGCCTTTCACATCTTCGACAGAGGTTATCTCAAATACAGAGCCATCGCAGAACAAACGCATATCCGTGGATATTTTCACCCCCGGAATGGTGCGAAAACGGAACAGGTCGGTTGCTTCGGAAAAAGCGGCTTGGTTAGCCCATTTCTCGCTGCCGTGCCGTCCCTCATGATAGGCTCTGACTGTTGCTACAATGACATCGGATTCCGTCTGAAAACCCTCATCATCAAGCGCGACCCTTTTCTGCGTTATCTGTATCTGTGTGTTCATCTTACCGAAACTCATACTTTCCACCGCCTGTCCAGTCGCAGGAGCATATTTACCGTATCCCACACCTGTTTTCCCGCCTGAACATTGTCCCCGAAAAAGCCGCCTGTACTGCCGTCCCTCGATTCGTAAAAATGTGAGGACAGCATTATTACCGCCTGTTCGGTAGTCGGTGGCATGGGATTATTCGTATAATAGCCCTGCTCGATATGCTGATAGCTTTCGGCATAGGAAACAGCGGCGGTGATGAACCCGCTTATGAGTTCATCGTCCGCCGAGTGTTCAAGTATGAGGTTTTGCTTGACTTTTATCAGTAATTCATTCATCATGAACCGGAGCCGACTTTCATCTTAAGAATCTGCACAGCCTCGGGGAGAATCAACTTACCGTCAACGCGCTCCTTTGCCACAAAGCCCACCATGCCGTTTCCTGCGTACAGCTCCTTGAGTTCCGCAAAGGAACGAGTTCCACGGTCGCCGATGTTGTAGTAACTGAAATCACCGAAAGCAATCACGGGCTTTCCCGCCGCAATCGTGGGAACATACGGAGAGGTGTAAACATCATAGCCGAACAGCCTGTCGACCTCGCCCGCCTGGAGGGACGCTGCCAGAGATACACGCCGTTGTTGTCCTTCAGCTTGCGGAGCGCCGCAATGGTCTGGTCGTTCATGATGAACTTTGCGTTCTTGCGGTAGGGACGCTTGAGAGAGTACACAAGGTTGATTACCTCATCGGCGGTGATTGCAGTTGCGCTTGCTGCAGTGACAGCGACCTCGCCGCCGCCCTTGTCGGAGAAAAGTCCGAGAGGCTTGCCAACTCCATCTCCGTTAAGGAAAGCGTCCTCCTCCGCATTGGACAGCGCCTTGCCGAACTGCTCGATTATGTAGCTTTCAAGTCCGAAAGCGTTGTCGTATAGAAGCTCCTCGGTGACCTTGACAGCAACGTGCAGCTTGTGCGCGTCAAGGTTGATCTGCGAAAAAGTAGCGTCCCCGAAAGTGAGCGCTCCGCCCTCGTCAATCCAAGCCGCAGCAGGCTTTGTCGCAGCAATATTTATCTTATGCTCACCGCTGGTGGTAATCGTGTGACCCAGCTTTCTTATAATATTCTCCTCGGAAAGCGCGTCAATCAGACGGCTGTCATACTCCTCGGGAACAAGGTAGCCGCCGTTTGCGTCTATGCCCTCGGAAAGAACATTTGAAATCTGACGGAAATTGGTGCGCAGAGCGTTCAGCATTGCCGCCTTGTACTCATCGCTTGCTCTGCCTGTCTTTGGCTTGTCAGCGCCGTTCATGGGCTTTCCGGTGAGAGGTGTGGAAACGGGCTTGTTGAGGGAGTTCTCAATGCTCTCCATCTGCTCCATACGCTCGATTTCAGCGCCGTAGTCCTTGATTTTCTGCTCCATTTCGGCATAAGAAGCCGCGTCCTCTGCGGACAGAAGTCCGTCCTTGTCGCGCTTTGTTTCAACAAAAGCCTTTGCGGCTTCCCATGCCTTATTGCGCTTTTCGCGCAGTTCCATAATAGTCATTAGCGTTACCTCCAATTTCTTATTAAATCAAGACGAGAAAACAAATCCTCGGCTTTGGTTTTGTTTTCGGTTTTCGGAGAAATGCGGCACTTTTCAGCAATTCTGCCCATAAGGGAATTAACCACCTGCGCTTCGGAATACATCAGAGCGTTAGCGGGCTGTTCCTCCATAGGCTCATCACGGTGCAGAATATCGTCCGCAAAGCCGAGTTCGACCGCCTTGTTAGCGTTCATCCAGGTTTCAGCGTCCATAAGGTGAGAAATTTTCGCACGGCTCATTCCCGTTTTGATTTCGTAAGCATTCATAATGCTTTCTTTGACTTCGGACAGCATTTCGATTGCCTTCTGCATTTCGGCGGTATCGCCCATAGCCACGGTCATAGGGTTGTGTATCATCAGCATGGAAACCGGGGACATCAGCACCTTGTTTCCCGCCATTGCAATGACTGAAGCGGCGCTTGCGGCAATACCGTCGATTTTCACCGTGACATTGCCCTTGTAGTCCATAAGCATATTGTAGATTTGCGCCGCAGCAACGCAGTCACCGCCGGGCGAGTTTATCCAGACGGTAATGTCACCGCTGCCGGACATCAGTTCGTCCTTGAAAATCTGTGGAGTGACATCATCATCGAACCAACTTTCATCTGCGATAGTGCCGTTGAGGAACAGCGTTCTCTCCGTGGTCTGCTCCTGCGTTTCTTCGTTCTTCACTATCCTGTTCGTCCATTTCCAGAACTTCTTCATCGGAATCCTCCTTTCCATTTGCCGATGCGAAAATACCCGCGTCAGCCAGCTTAGTTATATTGCCGTTTATGAGGTAAAGGTCGCCGCCGTCCTCGGCAGGAATGCGGTCGAGGTTTTCAAGCTCCCGAATGTCGTTTGCGGACATCCAGCCGTTCTGCCTTGCGGTAGCGTACCCACTCATTCGGCTTGCGTAGTCGCCGCGCAGCAGCCCGTCAACATTGAATTTGATGAAATATTCCTGTTTCTCGCTTGGGGTGAGGAGTGAACGAATCATGCTCTGTTCCCACCGTACAAGCCAGGGTTCAAGAGTGTATTTCACAAATTCAAGCGACTGCTGCTCGATATTAGAAAAGCTCGATTTTTCAAGGTCACCGACCATATGCGGCGGCACTCTGAAAATTCGAGCAATCTCGTTTATCTGAAATTTTCGTGTTTCAAGGAACTGCGCCTGTTCAGGGGAAATACTGATGGGCGTGTATTTCATGCCTTCTTCAAGCACAGCGACCTTTCCGCTGTTGGAACTTCCGCCGAACTGCGACTGCCACGCTTCACGAACCTTAGTCGGGTCCTTTATTGTTCCCGGGTGCTCAAGCACGCCGCTTGGCGCTGCGCCGTTCGCAAAGAACTTAGCGCCGAACTCCTCAGTCGCAATGGCAAGCCCGATAGCGTTCTTCGCCATTGCAATAGGCGAGTAACCCACAAGCCCATCAAAGCCAAGCCCGGGGATATGTAGAACATCGTAAGGTGAAAGAATAACCTCATATTCCTTGCTGCGGATTGCCTCGTCTGAGCCGCGGTAATATTTGTAGTACAGATTTCCGCTTGAATCGCGGTCAACCGCCATTCGGTTTGGCATAAGCGGGTACAGAGCAACGACCTCGCCCTTTCCGTTGCGGATAACCTGCGCATATGCGTTGCCCCACAGGAGCAGGTGCGTCATAAGCGTTTCACGGAAAACAAACGAGGTCATTTCGGGGTTCGGCTCATCGTGCAGCAAGCTGTAAAGCGAATGCGATACGGCTTTCTCCTTTCCGGCAGAAGCTGCCCCCAGTCCGTCTGAACGGTATTTATAAACGTGCAAGGGCAGTCCCGCCACCGCCTCCGACAGCACACGAACGCAGGAATACACCGCAGTCATCTGCATTGCGGAACGTTCGGTTACATTCTTTCCTGCGGTGGAACTGCCCATGTAAAAGCAGTATGCGCCGCCTGCCGTGCTGTTTTGGGGCTTGTCCCTGGAATGAAATAAGCTGCTGAAAATCTTCATGTAGTCAGTCCTTTCGTAAATTGGGCAAAAGAAAAGCACCTGCCCATAGACAGATGCTTAAAATTTGCCAGTTGTTAAAAATTCTATGCCATCAAATGAAATAAAAACGCATTGCTTACTCGCCCAGCAGCCAGTCAATCAGCCTTTCCGACTTAATTCCGTCGTATGAATTATCAAGTCCCGGGTCAAGTGACAAAACGATTTTTTCATAGTTATCGCGGATTTTCTGCAAGGGTGCAAGTTCTCTTTTGCGAACGTCCTCGCTTTGCATGGATTCTGTGACCTGGATATACTTTTTGTCGTCCGCAGATGTGGCAATGAAGTCTACCTCGGCATTATCGATTTTACCGATTGCAACATCGTAACCGCGGCGCAGAAGTTCAAAGTACACGATATTTTCAATCGCATGCCCGCTGTCACGGTTTCGGAAACCAAGCAGATAATTCCGAAGCCCGATATCAACGATATAATACTTGCCAAGGGTACGAAGGTACTCCTTACCCTTGATATCGAATCGCTTTATTTCGTAGAAAAAATAGCTCTCCATCAGCGCATTTACATACGCTTGAACCGTGTGTGCGCTCGGAGTTCCTTTCCGTTTACCATCTTCCAGCAGCCCCTCGTTCATCAGGGTATTTCCAATTGATGAGATTGAAACGCTGCTTCCAATGTTGTCAGCAAGAAACAGAATGATCTTACGAAGAAGCACCGGGTCTGTGATCTGTCTTTGCCCACGCCGCTTCTCACGCTCAAGAATATCCCGAACCACGACAGTGGAGTAAATTCCGTCAAGGAGCGTCAGTGCCTTTTCCTGGTCAAGACCCACATCGGCAATGCCCGGCATTCCTCCGAAACGCATAAAAGCGTCAAAGACTTCCTGCACCTCGTATCTCTCGCCGTTTTTATCAAATACCTGTCGGTGAAGTCCTCCAAGTGCGCTCTGTGTTTCCCTGACCTCAAAGTCATGAAAAGACAGGAATTCTCTGAAAGACAACGGGAGCATTTTTATTTCCACGCACCGTCCGGATAGATAGGTGGAGTATTCTGATGAAAGAAGATAAGCATTTGACCCTGTGACATAGATATCGCAATCCAGGTCCACACGAAAAGCGTTGATGGCGTCCTCCCATTTCTCAATTCTTTGCAGCTCATCAAAAAAAAGGTACATACGCTTGCCGGGTACAGTGCGCTCTTTTACATAGTCATATACATCATCTGAGGTCATATTTCTGAAATCGTGTGATTCGAAATTCATCTCTACGATATGTTCCGGTGCAACGCCGATTTCCTTGAGATGAGCGACCATCAGCTTTAGCAGGCTGGACTTTCCGCAGCGTCGAATGCCTGTAATTACCTTAACCGGTTCGGTATCCTGAAAACTGATCAGCTTTTTCAGATACCGATCCCGTTTTTTCAGTTCGTGGGATCCTATCATGGCACATTCCTCCTATTAGCATTAGTATAGCACAAACTTTTGAAAATATCAAGTCTTTGCTATCAAATGCAAAAACTTTTGATTTTCAACGGGAATTGCACACAACTATATAAACAATAGCCCTCTGTCATCATACACACTCGCCCCGCCGTCATTCCCACAACGAATAGCACGGTCAAGAGCCATGATAGTGGCAACCGCTCCGTCAATTTTCTCGGTGGACTTTTCCTTGTCTGCCTTGATGTTTCCGGCGGGGTCGGTTCGGATATAGATGTTGTCCATATTCCACCGCAGAACAGGGTGACCGCCGTGGGCTATCTTCTGTTCAAGCACCAGTTTCATCAGTTCCTTGGTTGGCGGTGACATATCCTTGAAACCCTGCCCGAACGGAACTACCGTAAATCCCATTCCCTCAAGGTTCTGAACCATCTGCACAGCGCCCCAGCGGTCAAAGGCTATCTCACGGATATTGAAACGCTCGCCGAGCCGTTCGATGAATTTCTCAATAAAGCCGTAGTGAACCACGTTTCCCTCGGTGGTCTGCAAGAAACCCTGTCGCTCCCATACATCATATGGAACGTGGTCGCGGTTTACACGCAGGGTCAGATTATCCTCGGGAATCCAGAAGTACGGCAGAATGATGTATTTATCATCTTCGTCAAGCGGTGGGCAACACGATGTTGCGAAGCCGTCCCCCAAGCGCGGCACGGACGACGCGCCACCAAGGGACGGCGGAAATACAAGCACAAATGCCGTTATATCCGTTGTTGAAGAAAGGTCAAGCCCACCGTAGCAGACGCGCCCCTCCAGTTCGTCCTCGTCAACGGAGAATGCGCACTTGTCCCATTTCTCCATCGGCATCCAACGAACCGCCTGTTTTACCCACTGGTTCAGACGAAGCTGTCGGAAAGCGTTCTCCTCGCCCGGATTTTGCTTTGCCGATTCGCAGGCGGCTTTTACTTTATCGATACCGACCGTAATGTCAAGGCTTGGATTCGCTTTCTTCCACACTTTCGGGTTTGTCCAGTCATCGGATTCATCAGCACCGTAAATCACGGGATAAAAAGTAGGGTCGATTTTCCGACCCTCGATTATATCCTTGGCTTTCTGATGAGTTTCGTAGCAAATGCTGTGCGTGTCAGTTCCGGCTGTGGTGATTAGAAAATACAGCGATTGCATTCTTGCGTCACCGGAGCCTTTGGTCATTACATCAAACAGCTTTCGATTCGGCTGAGTGTGCAGCTCATCAAATACAACACCGTGGATATTGAATCCGTGCTTGCTGTACGCTTCTGCCGAAAGCACCTGATAGAACGAGTTAGTAGGCGTGTATATTAGTCGTTTCTGCGATGCTAAAATCTTCACTCGCTTGGAAAGAGCAGGACACATTCGCACCATATCTGCCGCCACATCGAACACGATAGCCGCCTGCTGTCTGTCGGCGGCACAGCCGTAAACCTCGGCTCGTTCCTCACCGTCACCGCAGGTGAGAAGCAGTGCAACAGCGGCGGCAAGCTCGGATTTACCTTGCTTCTTCGGTATCTCAATGTATGCCGTGTTGAACTGCCGGTAGCCGTTCGGTTTCAGCGTCCCAAACAAATCTCGGATTATCTGCTCCTGCCAATCAATAAGTTCAAAGGGTTTTCCCGCCCAGGTTCCTTTGGTGTGGCACAGGCTTTCGATGAATGCAACCGCAAAGTCTGCGGCAGCTTTATCGTATCGGCTGTCCTTTGCCTTGAACTTGGTGGGTTTGTATTTTTTCAGCTTTCTCAATGCGGTCACCTCCTTATTTTAGATATGAAAAAAGCACCGCATAGTGCGATGCTTTTTATGTTGTGCTGCCAAATAAACTGGAATTTGACAAGCCGTTATTGAATTTCCTTGATAAACACTTGCATTCGCCTTGTTACAAGCTCATGGCTGTTTTTAATTTCTTCTTTATCTACCCATTTGTAAGCAATTGTTTCTCCTTCTTGAAGAAGAATGGAGTCTTTGTCACATTCGATATCGCATAAATATTCCACATAAATAGAATGATGTTTATTATGAACGACACGACCAATTTCGATTAAGTTTTCGGAACAAATGCCTGTTTCTTCTCTTAACTCTCTAACAGCACATTCTAAGGGGAGTTCTCCTTTTAATGCGGAGCCACCTGCGGTTAATTCCCACATACCGCCAAAATGCTTCCTTTTGTCCCTTTGCATAAGAAGATATTGTCCATCAGTATGTCGTACTGCAATTTCGCAAACTAAGTGATAAATCCCGTCTGGGATTTCATCGCCTCTTACTAACACAATGTTGTCAAGCTTGTTAAATTGATTATCATATGCGTCCCATAGTTCCAGCATAGTACACCTCCGCCAAATTCCGATTTGTAGGGCATATTAACCCACTATCATTTTATCACAATCAAACAAAAAAATCAACCCTTTTTTGTAAACGAGGAAGAGAGCCTTTCGGCTCTGCGTTCCGTTGATTTTCAGAAAAGGCTGTCAATCTTGTTGTATTCTGCTTTCAGCCTTGCAACCTCCTGGGCAATGCACTTCATTCTGAAACAGTTTCTGCAAGCCTTGCCTTCGGCGGTTAACTTTTCAATCTCCGCTTTGCGGCGGGCAAGCACCTCGATTTCGTTTCCGTTCTTTGCGTCCTTAAGGTCTCTTTCAAATCTTGTCATTTTCATGTCCTCCGTGTTTTGTTTTCCTTTCGGTATGTGTATATTAACTCTAAAAACACATAATAGCAAGCGGTTTTCGGAGAATATACTGCACAAAGATTTAACACGGAATTGTGTAATTTATCTGCCTATATTTCGGTGGATAATGCTGAGGATTTTATCCTGCTCAGCAGTATTTACGCCGATGCTCTGTAACGCCTCTCGTGTGCCGCAGTCGGGACAGATAGCGGTGTTGGGATAGTTTCTCGACATTGCCGGGTGCTCGCCGTACACCGCCCCACAGAGGGGACAGGTGCGAAGCATTGTTGCGTTATCTGATTTCATTTGCAACCCTCCTGCTGTTGTTCAGCGCTGCGAGAAGAATACTCTCATCAAAACCAAAACCGCTGTAACCCTCAAGGCAAGTCCGAACATACGAACCGCTCGGCAAGCCCAGTGGACGCTCTTCATGCATAATGTACACGAAAGCCGTTCTGCCCACTGTCTTGCCCGAGAAGTACCTTACAGGCAGTTCGATTTCGGTCTTGTAGTAGAAAGTAGGGTATCCCTCGTAGCGGTCAAGGTTGAGTTCATCACTCGGTTCAACCGACCAGACTGCGACAGGAACTTCCGCTCCCGATTTCGGTTCGATTGTGAGGTAAGCGCCTGTCTTGCTGCCCTTGAAAAGCAGTTCGTAATCCTTGATAACCGCAGTTCCCACAGCCTTTGCCGTAGGACACCGCCATGCCATTTGCCGAACATTCAAGTTGCTGCCATAAGCAAGGTAGTATTTTTTCATTTGAAATCCGTCCTTTCTGAAAGGCGGTATCAGAAATCACCTTTCTACCACCAAAAGCCCCCGAGTGGGGGATTGGGGGCAGGAAGCTGATTCCTGCTTACTGCGGCCTGCCGTTGCGAAATGCCGTGTCGCCTTCGAGCCGCTTGGTGTAAAGTTCCCTTGCGGTCTTGAACTCGTCACCGATGAACCCGAGCCGCAGTAACCAAGTCCGCATTGCGTACTTGGGGTTTTCAGTCTGCTGAGGATTTGCGCTTGCGGTCTTGACCTGCTTGGCAAGCTGGCTGAGAGCCAGGCAAAGCTGAATGTAGCTTTTCAGCTGACCTGCGTGAAGTCCGTTCTGCTTGCCGCCCGAGGGCGCGTCAAACTGGAAAAGTCTGAATTCAATCGTGCCCTTTGTAAAGGTTGCGTGGAGGTTCAGCATATGGTAGCGGCTTTCGTTGTAGTGCGCCGACCTGCCGTAATCCGCATTCTGACTGCCGTACCAGGTGTCCGCAAGCGCCGCCATGGTTTTCGGCTTTTTGCGGTTGAGTTCCACCAGGAAATCCTTGCTGACCGTGCGGCAGTAGCGGCTCATGCGGCTTCTGTCGAGGTTCAAGGCGCTTGCAAGCAGGCTTTCATGGCTTGCCATAATGTTTGCGAGGTTGCGCAAGGTTTGCGCTGTGTGACCATTCGCGCCGATGTGAATGTGAACTCCGCAGCCCCTTGTGGGGTCGCTCTTTGCACCTGCCTTGCGAAGTCTGCGGACAAGCTCCTGCAAGGTTTCCATGTCTGCATAGGTGAGTATCGGGGTGACCATTTCGCACTTCTCGCTGTCGGGACCCGAAATGCTGACGTCCTTCTGGAATTTCCACTCGCGCCCCTCGCCGTCCCATGCGGAGTAGGTACAATAGCCGTTGCGGTCTGCGGTGTTCTCGTGTCTGCCTGTGCCGAAGAAATCGGCGGCAATCTCGGCTGCTCTCGCCCGTGTTATATTGTTCATTTCAACCTCGACCCCTATGGTCTGGTTCATCATTTCTTCAATCTGTCTGGTGGTTTTTTCGTTCATTGTGGTGTCCTCCGTTTGCTTTGTTTCCCTT